TCTGGTGGTCAACTTATCGAAGTGGGTGCTAGACCCAACACAGGCAAGACATCCTTCCATGCTAGCTTGATTGCTGCACCGGGTGGCTTTGCACATCAAGGTGCTAAGTGTATTATCTTGTGTAACGAAGAGCCTACGCATAGAGTTGGCGCACGTTATCTAACTGCTGCAGCAGGTATGTCTGCAAGAGAAGTTAAAAGTAACATGGCTAAAGCTAAATCACTATACGAACCAGTAATGAATAATATTAAGATAAAAGAGGCTGGTGGTCGTGACATGGCTTGGGTTGAGTCGGTATGTAAATCATATAAGCCAGACGTGCTAGTGTTAGACATGGGTGATAAGTTTAGTGCAGGTGGTAATTTTGCTAGACAGGACGAAGCACTCAAGGCTTGCGCCATATATGCTAGGCAGATTGCCAAGACGTATGACTGTGCAGTATTTTACATGTCACAGTTATCTGCAGAGGCAGAGGGTAGGTCACAGCTCAATCAGTCTATGATGGAAGGCTCACGCACAGGTAAAGCTGCTGAAGCTGACCTGATGATACTGATTGGTAAGAGTCCAGCCAAAGATAAGATAGAGGGCGAAGAAGAAGATAGCCCACTACGTCATATCAATGTAGTAAAAAACAAGTTGACAGGCTGGCATGGTATGGTAAACTGTAACCTAGATTATTTAACAGCGAGGTACACAGACTAATGAAACTTACTCTTGACGTAGAAAATACAGTCACTAAACGGGATGGCAAGATACACCTTGACCCCTTTGAGCCAGAGAACTCACTAACTATGATTGGTGTGTTGACTGACCAAGGTGTGGAGCAGCACTTCCCGTTTGACCATTGTGATGTACCTAATCAGCAGGATTACTACGAGCGTGTACAATGGTATCTGGATGAAGCTACCATACTTATCTGTCACAATGCTGCGTATGATTTGATGTGGTTGTGGGAGTCGGGCTTTAAGTATGATGGCCCTGTGTTTGATACTATGCTTGCAGAGTATGTGCTACAGCGTGGTATCAAAGAGCCACTGTCCCTTGAGGCTTGTGCAGAGCGTTACAAATTAGATACTAAGAAACAGGACACTCTAAAAGAATACTTTGCAAAAGGTTATAGCACACGTGACATACCATACAATGAACTGTGCGAATATCTATCTGCTGACCTCAACGCTACGCAGCAGTTGTGTGACAAGCAAGTACAGCGTTTACATAGCTGTGATGATGCTGGACTGTTGAACACTGTGGTGCTAACTAACGAGGTAGCTGTATGTCTTGCACGTATCTATCAACGTGGATTTGCTGTTGATTTGTCAAAGCTAAACGAGGTTCGCGATGAGTTCGTTGCAGAAAAAGAACAAATAGAAAAGAGATTAAAAGAACAAGTCATTGAGTTAATGGGTGACACACCAATTAATCTTAACAGCCCAGAACAAATGTCTTGGGTAATTTATAGTAGAAAGCCAGACGATAAGGCTATGTGGGCAAATATGTTTACACCTACCATGTCTAAGACAGAGTTTACGCATACGGTAAATAGTCACTCGTCTATAATGTACAAGACTAAGGCTGGTCAGTGCTTTGCCTGTTATGGCACAGGCAGACAAAAAAAACTCAAAAAGGATGGAACACCATATATCAAGATGCCTATATGTAAAGAGTGTGATGGTGTTGGCTACAGGTTTACTCCAACAAAGTCTATCGCTGGTCTTAGATTTAAAGCACCTAATCCAAAGTGGATAAGTGCCAATGGGTTTAGTACTAATAAAAAGATGCTAGAGATACTAGCTAACTCTGCTAAGAAGAGTAGCTTTGATAGAGCAGAGAACTTCTTAAATGATGTGCAAAGATTGTCTGCCCTAGATACGTACCTTTCATCCTTTGTTGAGGGTATACAAACACACACAAAGCAGGATGGTAAGCTGCACGTGCGTTTGCTTCAGCATCGCACAGCTACTGGCAGGTTTAGTGGTGCAGACCCCAATATGCAGAACATGCCACGTGGCGGCACGTTTCCTGTGAAGAAAGTATTTGTGTCACGATTTGATGGTGGAAAAGTTATGGAAGCAGACTTTGCACAGTTGGAGTTTCGTGCTGCTGCCTATCTATCACAAGATGGAGTTGCTATTGAAGAGGTATCTACTGGATTTGATGTACACGCATACACCGCTAAAGTTATTACCGATGCTGGTCAACCTACGGATAGGCAGACTGCAAAGGCTCACACGTTTGCACCGCTTTATGGCGCAACGGGCTTTGGGAGAACGCCAGCGGAAGCTGCATATTATGAACACTTTACAAAGAAATACAAGGGGGTCAAAGAATGGCACACCAGACTGGCTGAAGAAGCTATAACTAAGAAAAAGATTACTACTCCCAGTGGTAGAGAGTTTTCTTTCCCAGAAGTTCATAGAAAGTCTAGTGGCACTATATCACATTTTACACAAATAAAAAACTACCCCGTGCAATCATTCGCTACGGCAGACATAGTGCCTATAGCCATGTTACATATAGAGAAGCTATTAGGTGATATGAAATCTTGTATAGTAAATACTGTGCATGATAGTATAGTTGTAGACGTTCATCCAGACGAAGAGACTAATGTAATTAAGGTGATAGACGATACAAATAAAGCATTACCTTATCTAATTACTCAACGATGGGGTGTAGAATTTAATGTGCCTCTACTTTTAGAAGCAAAAATTGGTCCGAATTGGCTTGACACAAAGGACATAACCTGATATAACTATGCATCTTACAAAAGAAAAGGAGATAATTGTATGAATCAAGTAATGACTATCGACACAAACAACTTTGGCGAAATGGCTAAAGCTATGGGTATTGCTAATGAGGCTGCTGTTGTTAAGAAGCAAGGAGTGTTTCTTGCACGTCTTAGAATAAATCATTCGCCTATCCTTGGCTCTGACAGTATTAAAGTTAAGGGTGGCACTTATAAGTTAGAGTTGCCTGATGGCCCCACTTACTATGCAGAGTCTGCTGTTATGCGTCCGTTTTTACAACGCTATATGTATAAAAAGTTTGTCATGGGAAGTGGTGGCAGTCCTAATCGCTATGTTAAAACTGTTATGGCTGATACACTCAACATGGATTTAAAAGACAATGATGGTGGCTTCAATTGTGGTAAACCTGCTGGCTGGATTGAGGATTTTAATTCTTTGCCAGATGCTACAAAAGAATTGATACGCTCCATTAAGAGAGTTCGTGTAGTGATAGGAACTGTGCAGCTTACTAATCCAAAAGACGTAGATGGCGCAGACGTAGAAGTTGAGGCTACCCCATTTATTTGGGAAGTAGAAAATCGTGATGCATTTAAAACTGTGGGTTCTGTTTTCTCACAGTTAGCAAAGATGAAGCGACTACCTGTGCAGCATAATGTTATGTTGAATACTGAAGAGCGTAAATTACCAAACGGTAATAGTTTCTATCTGCCTGTTACGTCACTAGACCTTGCTAATATTATTGACCTCACTCAAGATGACCAAGAAAAGTTTGCTGACTTTATGTCTTGGGTAACTAACTACAATCAATACATCATCAAGGCTTACTCAGAAAAGACCAGAGAAAAGTCTGATGAGTTGCTTGATGAAATTGGTGTTGAAGAAGTTGTTGATATTGAGTTTGAAGAAGAGGTGGCTTAATGAAACACCCTGCTGAACTGGCATTGCATCAGTATCTTGATAATGCCACACGTGGTAAATCAAGCATGTCACCTGAAACAATCAAACAGATTGGTGATGATGTCATGGCTGCTGCACAACGCCAGTTTGGTGGGGGTAACAAACGAGACAAGTTTACTTTGCGCATGTCAAACGTGGGTAGGCCAACTTGTCAACTCTGGTATGATAAAAATAAACCAGAAGTAGCCATGCCTCTGCCAACAACATTTGTAATGAACATGATGATTGGAGACATTGTTGAAGCTGTCTTCAAAGGTATATTAACAGAAGCAGGAGTGAAGTATGAAGACACGAATAAAGTTACTCTTGACCTTGGTGACGACAGCGTTTCTGGTAATTATGACCTCATCGTTGATGGTGCAGTTGATGATATTAAATCAGCTTCAGACTGGTCATACAGAAACAAGTTTGAGTCCTATGACAGTCTTGCCAGCGGTGATGGTTTCGGGTATGTGGCACAACTAGCAGGATACGCTAAAGCATCCGGCAAGAAAGCTGGTGGTTGGTGGGTAGTTAATAAAGCCAATGGGCAGTTCAAGTATGTACCAGCTACAGGTCTTGACATTGACAAAGAGGTATCCCAAATAAAGGATACGGTTCACAAAGTAAAGGAGAATAAGTTTGAAAGATGTTTTGAACCAGTGCCTGAGACTTTTCGTGGCAAGCCCACAGGTAATAAAGTCCTTAATGATGGATGCAAATTTTGCAGCTATCGTTTTGATTGTTGGGATAATCTTACTGAATTACCTGCTGTAAAATCACAGGCAAAAAACCCGCCCGTAGTGGCATATGTTGAACTAGCAAAGGAGTATGTTTAAGATGGAGATTGAAGTAAATGAACTCGCAGAACAAATTAAGGAAGCGGAACTGCACCTTTCGGAACTTAGGAAGGAGTATCGTGAACGGAAGACTGCAGGTTTACGTGCGGCGATATCAGCGCGTAATGAAGCAGATAAGGTCTTGCGCGAAGAGCTACAGGCTTTAGGCTACCGTAGTCCATTTATCTCATGGCGTGATACGGCATAGTGTCACCGTATAAACAATTTAGGGCAGCACGAAAGTATGGTTATCGTAGCGGTCTGGAACTAAAAATATCTGAATATCTACAAGAATTAAAGATAAAGTTTTTGTATGAAGGTATTAAGATTGAATGGGAAGACTTAGCTTACAGAACATATACGCCAGATTTTGTGCTGCCTAACGGTATCATAATAGAAACTAAGGGTAGATTCACTGTAGCAGATAGAAGAAAACATAAGTGCATAAAGAAACAACATCCAAATTTAGATATTCGTTTTGTTTTTACAAATAGTAAAAGCAAATTACAAAAAAATTCAAAGACAAGTTACGCTCAGTGGTGTATAAAACATGGGTTTCTTTACTATGATAGAATCATCCCTGAAGATTGGTTAAAAGAAAAGGGTAAGAATAAACACCCTAAGTTTATTAAATTTGGTGGTACTAAAGTAAAAAGGAGATAAACATGGACAGGATGATGACCAAACTATCTAAAGAAATTAGCAACGAGGATTTTATTATTCGGGTTAGACCATTTTCAGACGATAGTGGTAGGTGGTCTGGCGAAGTGGATATATCTATTATGGCTATGCCGGACAATCCATTAGTTGATGAAGACTACCATCAAGTTATGCACTTCACTAAAATGATGTGCGCTTCTGTTCCTGTCATGGAAGAGGTTGAAGAATTACGTAACATCGCTCATGAATATGTAATGAAAGTTATTGACAATGAGAGTGATATTAATGTAGAACTAGAAGAAGAAGTGGGCGTTGAAAAAACCTATGACGGTAACGTAGTTCACCTACAGTTTAACACAAAAACTAAGGGGTCGGCATGAGTAGGCACGAGGATTTTATGAAAGCAATGATAGCACATGAGGAGATGCGCATGGCACAAGCAAACAAACAAAGTGACAATGTTGTTGATATGGTTAATAGTCCACCACACTATAATCAACAAGGCGTAGAGTGCATAGATGCTATACATGCTGCTACAGATGATGGCTTTAAATATTATTTACAAGGCAACATAATGAAGTATGTCTGGCGTTATCGCTACAAGAATGGAAAGCAGGACTTACAAAAAGCTGCATGGTATTTAGAAAAATTAATAGAGACATACGATGAAAGTTAAAATGTTTATAACAATAGAGATAGATGATGAAGAATACCCTGTACCAGCCGATGGTCGTGTTGGGGATGAACTAGAAGAAAGCATCCAAGAATATTTTTATGACATTGAGGGTGCTAATATTAAACACATAAGAACAGTTACGGAGTGAAAAATGATAAACAACCAATTACCAACGGACTACCAAAATTTTATAGCCCTATCACGTTATGCACGTTGGAAAGAAGACGAGCAACGTAGAGAAACATGGAGCGAAACTGTGCAAAGATACTTTGATTATATGGATAAGCATCTAGCCGACAATCACAACTACAAACTATCTGATGAGTTACGTTCAGAGTTAGAAGAGGCTGTGCTTAACATAAGCGTCATGCCTAGCATGAGAGCGTTGATGACCAGTGGCCCCGCACTGGATAGATGCCACGTAGGTGGATACAACTGTTCTTATGTGCCTGTAGACAGCCCACGTGCCTTTGATGAGACCATGTACATTCTCATGTGTGGCACAGGTGTGGGCTTTAGCGTAGAGCGTCATAACATTGAGAAGCTCCCTATCGTGGCAGAAGATTTCTACAAGACTGACACAGTTATCAAGGTAGGTGATAGCAGACCGGGTTGGGCAAAGTCTCTAAAAGAACTTATTGCTATGCTATACGCTGGACAGATTCCAGCATGGGATGTATCAGAGGTGCGTCCTGCAGGTGCTAGGCTCAAGACATTTGGCGGTAGGGCATCAGGTCCACAACCATTGGTTGAGTTGTTTAATTTCTGTGTTGAAAAGTTTAAGGGTGCAGCAGGTCGCAGACTCTACCCTATTGAGTGTCACGATATCATGTGTAAGATTGGTGAGGTTGTAGTTGTGGGTGGTGTGCGTAGGTCGGCACTTATTAGCTTATCTAATCTTGATGATGATTTAATGGCTCATGCTAAATCAGGTAAATGGTATGAGTATGAAGGACAACGTGCATTAGCTAACAACTCTGTAGCGTATGAAGTTAAGCCAGAGATGGGTACATTTATGCGTGAGTGGCTATCCCTTTACGACAGCAAGTCTGGTGAGCGTGGTATATTTAATCGTCAGTCTGCAGTTAAACAAGCAGCTAAGAATGGTAGGCGAGATACAGAGCATGACTTTGGTTGTAATCCTTGTTCTGAGATTATTTTACGCCCCTATCAGTTTTGTAACCTATCTGAAGTAGTCATCCGTGAGAATGACACTATGGATACGTTAAAAGAAAAGGTGAGGCTTGCCACAATACTTGGCACGTTCCAAGCTACACTGACTAACTTTAAGTATCTACGCAAAGTATGGAAAGATAACACAGAGGACGAGCGTTTACTTGGTGTGTCGTTGACTGGTATCATGGACAACGCTATGACTTCTACCAACGGCGAAAAGTTGCCTATACTTTTAGGTGTGTTAAAAGACGAAGCAATTCGTACTAATGCAGCCATAGCAACTAGGGATATCACAGTCCACTGCAGTGACTTGTGTTAAGCCTAGTGGCACTGTGTCACAGCTTACTGATGCGGCGTCAGGTATACATGCTAGACATAACCCATACTATATACGCACTGTGCGTGGCGATAATAAAGACCCTATGACACAGTTTCTTATAGCTCAAGGCATACCTGCTGAACCTGATGTAACGAAACCTGAATCAACAACAGTATTTAGTTTTCCTATGAAAGCACCAACTGGTGCAGTAACCAGAACACAAATGAACGCTATTGAACAGCTAGAATTATGGCTTACTTATCAGCGTTATTGGTGTGAACATAAGCCATCCGTATCTATTACTGTCAAAGAACACGAATGGATGGAAGTAGGTGCTTGGGTGTACAAATATTTTGATGAAGTATCCGGTGTTTCATTTTTTCCTCACAGTGACCACACGTATGAACAGGCTGTTTATCAGGATATAGATAAAGATGAATATAAAAAGTTCTTGACAAAGATGCCAAAAAATGTACAATGGTCATTGTTGCAAGAGTTTGAGAAGGAAGACACTACAACAGGTGGACGCGAGTTAGCGTGTACTGCAGGTGTGTGTGAAATTGTAGACATAGAAGCAGCATAATGAATTGTTGGTATTGTGGCACAGAGTTAATTTGGGGTGGCGATATTGACATAGACCATGAAGATGACTACTATTGTATAAGTAGTAATTTTTCTTGTCCAAATGAAGATTGCAAAGCTGATGTTATTATGTATTTACCAAAAGAAGAAAGGAGAACTAAGTGAGTATAAGAGATATGTTAATAGACGCACAGATGTCGTACTTAGTAGGCGGCATTAATAAGCATAAAGCTAATATAGAAGTGTACATGAATAATACAATAGGTATTGGTGAACACTCTGACATAATAGAAACAATAGACTTAGAACTAGAAAAACTATCTAATTATCACGACAAGCTAGAGATGCTTGTTAAATACTTCCCTAAAACAAAAGAAGGAGATAGTAATGACGACTCTGGAACCAACGACTAAAGACCGTAAGAAGTTTGACATTGACCTTGAGTATGGTAAGGTGCGTGAGAAAATGGTAGCTGATATGCTACAAGATAAAAAGATTGAGGTGAAAAGTGAAAGAGACGTGTGGCAAAAGACTGGTAACATTGCAATCGAATATGAGTGCTATGGTAAGCCAAGTGGCATCAACGCTACGGAATCAGATTACTGGTTTCACAATCTCTGCATTGGTGATGAAACTTTTGCGACTATTGTGTTTGACACGAA